GATTCTTTACCATAGAGTATAGATAGACATTTATATTCTTTAAGGTTATAACCTAATGCATAATAAGCATATTCTTTATAGCTTATATATTGCTTTGGTATAGAGCCTCCTGCTATTGGCATAAAGCATAGAGATATCCCAATAGCTACTAGCACCCCGCGAGCGATCCGCTTAGGCGGCTCGCGGTGAGCCCTTGATGGGCTCTGCGCAGTTAGCGTACCATCGATGTCAAATACATTTGCATAAGTGCTGGTCAGAGCGGTGTGTCGCTTCATTGAGACCTCCTGTGGATAACTTCTGTGGATAACTATTTATCAGTTGAGTAGAAGCCCTTGCCCTTAAAGTGAATTGCTGAAGCTGTAAATCCTTTGACCATAGGTGCATTGCATAACTGACATGGCACTACTGGTCTACTGTCGAATCCATGAGTGACTTCTTGAGATAGATTGCATGTGAGGCATCTGTAGTCGTAGGCTGGCAAGTTAAGCATCTCCTGATCATGTATGACCCACATCCAGAACACCGGTCAATGTCTGCCTCTGTAGGTTCTTTGTCTAAGTGACCGAATTTAAGTTGGAGTAGTGGCAATAGATCAGCTAGTCGGATGATGCAGGCATACTCACTTGCATCTTCTCCTTGTCCGTTTAGCCGTATGACTCCGAAACCCAATTCCCCAGAAGAAGATGTCCGAGCCTTTAATTGCTTTAGATACGCTAGAGGTTGAAAGCCTGCCCTGGCTTTTACTTCAACATCAAACGGCACGTTCACAATATCCTTGCCACTACCCCTTCCGACAGTAGCACCTGACCACACAGTCGATAGGTACTGTGCAACCACGCGCTCTGTTCGGAAACCTCTGTGCTTCCTTGCTTGACTAGCCATTGTGCTCACCATCAGTAGGACATGATCCAAAGTAAAAACAAGGACATTGTTCTTCTGATACTAGCTCTATTTGATTAGCCATTACAGATCGTCATAACATATTCCACACACCCACCATGCGCCGACTTCTAACAATTCAGACTCGGGTGTTGGATCTGTGCATCGTGAGCAGTTAATCATATCTTCAGCCATTGACGGCTTTGCACTTTCTGCACTGCCATGTGCCGACAACAGGTTGATCATCCTTGAACTTAATCTCAGCAACAATGTCGTGAGCTTCTGTTGGCTCATTGCATAACTGGCAGTTGATTGTGTCAAACATAGGCACATCCTCCAAGTTAGTCCATTCACCGGTTGTCTCGTTATAGAACTCTAAGTGACCCATTATGCCCACGCTTTCTGAGGGACAAACTTACCCTCGCTGCTTAGTCCATACCAAACTGTGTTGCATTTAGGCTCTCCGCCCTGATTATTTACTATAGGACAGAAGTAACCGCCCCAAGCCTTGTTATTCTTGGTGCCTTCTCGCCATGTCATGTGTCCATGCTTGCAAGATGGTGTTTCTTGTGCCTCACCTGTACCGATAATAGCTGCGACATTCTCCATGGCCTTTTCCAGGGTAACTGGAGCATCTACTACCTTCATATATTCATTGACTGGAGTAGTCCAATAGTCCTGCTGATCTGGTACTAGATCCTGTACCGGTGGCTTTGCTACTTTTGTAGCGACTACCTTGGTCATTTCCTCGCGGCTTGGTCTCTTTCCTTTAGGAGCATAACCTGCATTTGCAAGTGCTCGGCCGATCGCCGAAGTTTCACAATTCTCAAGAGCTGAAGTCTGATTAACACCTCTGGTAGATACCGTCTCCTCAGCGTACCCTGTTGCCCATGCAACGCTATCACTAGCATCCTTATATAAATACGCCTTAACAATGTATCGAGTAGCCTCGACAACCTCCAGCTCTGTTGATATCCGAAACGCTGGATAGTCCTTAATAAACTTTTCAAGTCGTACCTCCACTGGCTCATAATCGGCTAAATTAAACATTTCGCTCCTTCATTGCAAATAAAATATCTGACAGTTTCTTCATAATCTGTTCATTCTGCCAAAACAAAGCAACATGCATTTCACCCGCTTCGTAAGCATCTGCTTTAATCTTCTGCATTTCAGCCCATATTGGTCTGTTCAGATCAGGCATAGAGTTCATTCTCCTCTGTGGCTAGTTGCCCGGCAAGTGCGCCGTAGCTGCATAGATCGACCCAGTTGTCGATGTGTTGCGCTGATTGATTAGTCCTTGCAAGTTTAACCAAGACCATGATCCCTGCCACCTGATAGTCGTGTATTGGTGTTTGGAGGTATGCACTGAGGAGCATTGCTGTGTGCTGCAAGTTATCCGCAGGATGACCATATGTGAGGCCACGCTGAGAGATCGTGTCGGTGGCTGTGAGTAGGATTTCATTGGCTTTCATTCTTCCCAGAACTCCTGACGGCTAACAGACCGGCCTCTGTGCCAGCCTTCTCGCAGTCCTCGCTCATGGCCTGTCCGGTAAGCATCTATTGCTATTAGTGTCATGGAGAAGATTAACCCTATAAAACAGATCAGCAGTGCCTTTTCTTGTATGGTCATTACTTCACCAACCTTGGCTTTGGGTAGTGGCCATTCATCTCATAAAATTCTTCTAATGTGACTGCGCTCTTGTATTCATTGCAGTCCAAGCAGACCTTTGTGATCGTCATGTCAAAGCTGCAATATAGGCAGTAATACTTTTCTTCTGTAATTGGCCCATAGATTTCGATTGTAGACATTTGTGTACCTATCTGTAGCCAGTGCCCTCGACTGGCTTACGATATTAGTGTGACACACCGACACGACATAATCGTGCATATTTGCATAACGATTTGATAACGCTTTAGGCGTATAACTTCCCGTAAAGGGTGAACGATCCGTCCTTGTTGATAGGAACCAGCATAGGGCTAACACGATCTCCATGCGTTTCTATGACTGCTACAGACATCTGCCAATTAGCACTGCCAGCCTTGAGATAAGAGGCTTTCTTCTTGTCCATGACATTTCCTGCCTCTAAGCCCCACAAAGTCCTGTATGAGGCTCCTATGCCCTCTGTGAAGGCACTGATGCCTGCTCTGTGAGTGTGTCCGCAGACTACAGACTTGCCAAATTTACGCGCTAGACCAAGGGCAGTAAGTCCAGCGTTATTGTTCATAGATCCTTCATCACCATGGACTAGCACCCAGCCTTTGTGGAATTCAAAGGGCTTTTTATGGAATCGGATGCCGAGTCCGGCAAAGTCCATAAACTTGGCGTACTCAAGCTCTGGCAACCCAATGAGGCTAGGTGCTCGTAATAACGTATGGTAGAGCCTGTCTGTGTGATTGCTGCGAGTGACATCTGTTGTGCCGAGGTCATAGAGAATATTCTGAGCAAGGCTTCTGTCAGCATCTAACGTCCCCTCCCACTCCAATTTAGTGCCCTGTGCCCATTTACTTTGTGACTGCATGTCCAGTTCATCACCGGTATTTAATACGAGGTCAAACTTCTCTCGATGGACTAGCTTGATTAAATTCTTTACTGCCTGCTCATGGTGATAGGGGATCTGTAGATCCGAGATCACTAGATAGCGTTTTTTAATCATCGTCCTCATCTTCATAATCGCCTAGCTTCTCAGGCGGTATCTCATCTGGCAAGATCCAGCGAGGATAAGAAGATGGCTCAACAATAATAGCCAGGGCTAAGTCATCGGCAAAGCCTGCTTTAAGTAGCGATCTATAGTATTCATAGACCCCAATGCAATAAGCATCAAGGGCTGAGTAGCCCTGATCTTCTAGCTGCTTAGTCGCTTTTCTTGCCATGGGAAAATTATCGGTCTAGAAGTAGGTTATAGATCTCATCAACACGCCCATTGAGTCTTTTAATTTCAGACAACAGATGTGTTATGACAAAGCCAGATAGACCACCTAGCGTAGCTAGTGTGGCAAGGTAGAGAGTAAAGAAATCTGTCTGTGTCACTTCTTCATGCCCAGTGCAGGATCATTAACATTTAAGTACCTGAGTACTGGAGGCAGAATAGATGCAACACCAGCTGCGATAAGTGCCTTAGGGTCTGTGACCCCTGCTGCTGCCATTGAGATAACTGCTACAAGGAAGGCTCTAGCCCATGAACCTGCTGCTGTCTTTAGTTCATTCATTACTTGCTCCTAACATAGGTACTTGAAAAAAAGCCCCATCATCGTCAGCTTCTTTCGCAAACGAGATGTGACAGTGGTGATTGTGTTTGTTAGCCCCTGTGTATTCTCGCCATGCCCAATTCTTTTTTGATGAGGCGATACGACCATCAAAGATAATGTAGGTAATTCTGCGTTCTTTTTTAGACTTGCATAAGAGACGAATCTGATCTGCAATATCTGGCATGAGATCTGGCTTG